GAGATTATTACGAATTTCGTTTTAACACACAACAAGAACCACCCAGTGCTACTCTAGCCTTGTGCTCTTGGCCGTGGGACCGCTACTCTTTTGCCGTCACACCGCTTGATATCCTGCTCCCGTACCTTCCGCCATATTAGGCCGCTGGTACCGTTGCTACGATATCGCTCCACCCGTCATCGCATTTCTTCGGAAACCCCTTGACCGGAACCCTTACCCCTATTTCCTCTTTTATTCTCATTCTTTTGAGAATCTCTTTGCATCTAACTTAATCAACATTACTCCCAAAACTCATTCCAATTACTCCATCGTTTATACGACCGACTAAAAAGCTTGAGTATTAAGATTGATTTGATCATTTTAGTGCACCAATACTTAGTTGTTTGTCACCGTACAGATTGCTCAGTATCTCCTTCTCTATCCACCAGTTTGTGCTGTTTCATCCTCTCTTTGAAACCAACAACATACAACCCACATTAACTTTTGATTTTTTAACACTGAAACTGTCGTTGTGAACCTTGTTCATAGCCATAGCCATCTCACTGTTATACAAAATTCAATAAGCTTTTGTGGTTAGTATCTTGTCAACAACACAAACTTTCTTGGAAGTAACACCTAACGGTGAATACTACGAGAAAACCAAACCATTCTTGGAAGTAACACCTTTAAGGTGAAGACTACAAGAAACCACTATACTTGGAAGTAACGCCTTACAGGTGAAGACTACAAGTATTCCAACCAACTTGCAAAAGTAACGTTCCCAACAACAAACTACTGCAAGCCACCATTTCGGTGTACTATAAACCTCTAAACGCCAACAACGGTTGGTTGATTAGAGGAATCTCCTGTACACACATTCAACGGATCAACAAGTTAAACCCCACCTTAACTTACCCGTGTCAAGCATGTCAATCCTTTTTGGAAACAGACAAGCAAACGCTACAAAGCGCTCAGACATGGCATCTGTTGCACGTGCAGTCTACGAAGTTGATCTCATCTCGACCAAGTACGCCCGCCGCACCCAAGAACGTCTTGCCCATAACAAGCACGCAAAACCATCTTACCCTTCCGTCTTCTTCGGAAGACGAATGAAGGCTGTGAAAGAACCAACATTCACACCTTCAACCCTCTTCTTTGAAGAGGCTACCTTGCCTAAGGTGCTTGCATCTAAGGCAAAACCAGACACGGGTATTAAAACACGCCGTGTCTACGTGGCTGATAGTCTTACTATCAATGGCCACACCTACCCCATCGTAGGTCACTTTGTTGAAATGGCAGTTTCCAAAAAGGAAGCTTTCCCAATTCAACCAAAACGGGTCAAGCCTAAACCACTCATGGCCAAACCCATCCCCAACATCCGTCGTACCTTCTTAACACCAGAAGAACGCACCAACACCCCAACAACACCAACAACAACAACAACAACACCATTTGTTGCAGGTGAAACAGCTGGTCCAACCATTGAGTACACACCAACCTCAATTGATCTACCATTTGCAATGCCAACAGTCAAGCAAATCAAAGAAAATGCCCACACAATCCTCAGAGAACAAGACGACTGTCTTCGTTTTGCCCAAACAGCCCTATTCAAACATCTAGGAACTGTCACCCACACCACACCAAACCACGCCACAACATTCCAAGTTAAAGGAAGAACATCCCTCCTCACATTCGAATGGCGCAAAACAACTCAGTCACCACTCACTGACGGACATTTCTATTTGCAAACAGCAAACAACCATGCAGAACTCATGCAACCAGTTGAAGGTAAACTCACAACCATCTTCACCACCACCATCCAGCAAGGCACAACACACAGCCTTCACCTCATCAAGCAAGAATCAGCAAGAACGCTTAAAACACGCAAACCACTGAAACTTGTAACATACAAACAAGAAACACCCACAACCACAATCACACCACAGTCCCTAAAAAAGACAATCACGTACATCCCCGGATCCTTCTGCATAAATGTTGCTGAACCCACACTTCAAAGCGTAATGCGTCGTCAACCACTCACACCAACACCAAATGACGCCCTCCTCCAAATTTATCACAAGTTAGGATGCACCACCAAAAGCCCCAACCACGCTTCAACATTTGAACTATTCGGTAACACCTACACATGGTATCCAGTACAACATACTAATAATCTACTCCACAAAGACCCCAACAGAAGATTCTTCCTTCACATCACAGGCCAAACACCTCAACTCCTCATTCGCACAGAAAGAAAAACATTCCTCACCCTTCAAGATGAAGTAACATATATTTCTGGCAAACTATTTGTCATGAATCATGCACCCATCCAAGGGGAATACAAAACTCAAACCGCCGAATGGGTAGGAAGTTACAACATGGCCAAAACACCAAAAGCCATCAAGCCTGCTAAGACAGTAGAATACATCAACACAACACCATGCCACAAACCAGCAACCATGCCTGCACCAATCACCTACAGACAATGCCCCTACACATGGACCCTTCATGAACCATCAATCAGCAAAGTGCAAAGAAACCTTTTCCACATCCCCAAAACAGCCACAAACTGCCTGGACAGAATTCAAAAAGCCCTTTTCCCTGAAATTGTAACTTCAAACCAGCATTTCCCTATCGGATTCACCATCCAAACCGACACAACAATGCAATCATATGAATGGGCCATTCTGTGCAAAAAAGTCACCAGAACATACTACCTCGCAGTGCAAAACCACCACGCTACCCTTTGGTATAAATGTGCCCAAGTATACATGTGCCTTTCAGACGACATTGCCCCAACCACTGAACTCCAAGGCTCAGTCTACATTCTTAACAAAGTAACAGACCCGGGTTTCTATCAAAACACCAGACAATGGTGCGGTTCCAATGACGATCTCCATGAGCCTAAACATCTCATCAAGAATCTGGCCAACGGTGACGTAAATAACATCGCACACTGCTCCCTCACACCATGGACAACAACACCACTAGTGTACTCAACCCAGAAAAACAAACTCACACGCAAGTTAATCCACTATTACAATGCAACATACACAGTCCAAGTCCCCAAAGAAAACCCTAATGCCCAACCATCCACCATGAAGTGTGCTTACAAAGCATACATTGACCTCGCCACACCAACAGAGCTTCAAATCCATTTAGATCTAGAAATCCAAGGTAAACTATACTCACAAACGGCCCAGAAAAAAGGATCAAAATTCAATAAACTGGATATTCCAACATTCGGTGACATTCTCAAAGGAACCCTGTACGTTTTCTCATCCAAAGTACTCCTCTACGAACAACCAAAAAGATGCACATCAGTCTGCTTCCACCTCCCAAACAACGCCCAATCATTCTTCTTCAACACAGAAACAATCCAAACATTTGAAGATCTATTCGCAAGAATCAGCTCGGAAGAAGTAGAAGACAACCTTGTGCTCATCAAAGGGTTCGTTCCATGTCTCGGTGCCATTTACATCACAAAAGACCTCAAATTCATTCAACCAGAACTGAAAGAAGACTTCAAACACCCCACAACATACTACACATTCACAACAACTGTTGACCCAGAACAAGTCCTGTATTCACTCCATCCATCATTCACAGACATTGTGCCACCACACGGTTTCCCATACTACACATTTGCCAAACTGAACAATCACATTGACGCATGGAACATCACAGACGACCAAGCTGATACACTGGCCGAAGCCCAACCAATCATCTTCCAATGGCCAACTGAAGAAGCAACAATCACAACACCATACAAGGTCCTTCACTACGAACATCTTGAAGGTCTTGACTACATCTCCCTTTCCTCTTTCAACACAGTGGAATGTCCTGAAGAAACACAATCAGCACATGACTCCAGTAGTGAAAGCGAATCAGAAGATGAAGAGCTTCCAGCCCACCCTCTGTCCAATGCACCATCACAAGCATCGCTGTCATCAGTTGCCTCAACTGCCCCACCAACTTCCCCAACAAGCTCCCCAACACCATCACCAACACCACTCCAACAACAAGTAGGTTTGAAAGGAAAAGAAGTTCCAGTAGGCGGATGGGTGCTAGTATCTGAAGAAGAAACACCTTCCGAAGAAGTAGACAGTCCAAAACTCCTGCCCAATGAAGTACCCCTCTCATTCGACTTTGACCTTCCCATTGAACCAATCACAAGACCAATCTCACCAGAACTCCAACAACCAATCCTCACACACTACGAACACCCAACATCACCAACACCATCAGTAGAAATTGAAATTGACTTCGGGTCCTATGAAAACCTCACCCTTCAAACAGAAGAAACAGTCACCACAGAAGTTCAACCTGAACCTACACCAGCCCCAACACCTGAACCAACAATAGTAACAGAAACAGTCCAAGAAACACCAGTGCCAACAGAAACAACACAAGAATCAACACCTGAATCAACACCTGAATCAACACCTGAACCAACACCTGAATCAACATCTGAATCCACACTAGAACCAGAACATGTAGCAACACCATCACAGTCCCCAACACACATCACAGTCACAGAAATCACACATGAACCAGAAACACCAGACTCATGGTCCGAAAGATACGACAGTACATCTAACATCCCAGAAGTGTTCAACCAACTCTCATTTGGTTCAACAGACTCAGTTAAAATTACAACACCAAAAACTGAAACACCCGACGAGCCTCAACAACCCACCGTTGAGACCGTGTCAGCAGCCCAACAACTTCTGCAGATCGTTCAGACTGCCACACCAGACATCGCACAACTCATGTCTGAGCTTCCCCCATACCGCCTCATCTGTATTGGATCATACTGCCCCATTCTAGCTGAAAACATCTCCAAACAATTGCCCACAGCTGTCACAACACCGACAGACGCAGATATTCCCACAGTCATTTTCAATGTGTCCGAAGAAACTATGGATACAGTAATCAACACCGTCAAAACTAAACACCAGGCCAACCACCTCACATTTAGTCTAACAACAATCATTGCCCTAGATGTCCCAAAAGACAAATCACTCCCACTCCAACAAATCTATGACAAACTCACACAACAAGATTACAACACAGACTTCATCTATGAATCACACCACAGACAACCCAAAGAATCACTCACACACGCATCAGTTCTATCAGCATACACAGCATCATACAAAACAACAGCCATCAAATCAATTGCAGATAATGCAGTTGTTCTCGATATAGGTTACGGAAAAGGTAATGACGGTCCCCGTTATGCCGTTCGTCCACTAACAGTAACAGGTATTGACACAGCAGCCCGTATGCTCGCCATCGCTGACCAGAACAAACCAGAAAATGTCACACTAGTCAAACAAGGATTTTTCACACACATAACCAAAACATCCAATACCTACACACATGTCATCGCATTCAACAGCCTCCACTACCCACTCGCATCTTCACACCCAGACACACTGGTCCAACGCCTTCCAACATGCCCAGCCAACATTCTCATCCCATGCCACCACCTGCTTGAAGGAATCCAAACACCAACATACTCAGTCGTAAAAGACGAAGACATGTGGTGCGTCAAGGTAACAAAGAATGAGTTCATCGAATCATCATACAACTATGATGTCTTCGTCAAAGCTCTTGAAAGCAAATACCATGTAACAATCGGTAGCTTGCTGGACTGTGTTGAAAAACCATCTACACGCAGTATCACACCAACCCTATGGACGGCCATGCGTAACTTTGTCAACAACGACCAAGAAATGCAACGTATTCTCTCAGGCTACATCACATTCAACCTGACACCTCTACCACCCAAAGTTGAAATTATCAACGACTGGCTCGACAACAATGCCACAGTAACCATCAATAACCCATTCGCCTCAAACGAAGGTGTTACATTCGCTGTGCACAACATTGGCGCCATCACAACAACTGAAGGTGAATTTATCGTAAATGCAGCCAACAAACAGCTCAATAACGGTACAGGAGTCACAGGTGCAATTTTTGCAGCCCATGATAAAGAACTCAAGCTCACACAAGCAATCAAGGCCCTTCCAACATACGGCGCTTCAGACAAACTGGAATCACATCAACATGTAGTCCAAACCATCATCAAGAACAACAATTCAACACATGCAATCAACATTCTGCATGCAGCTGCACCAATTAAGGTGAAGTGTACTTCAAAAAATCCTGAAGTCCTCTTGGCCCATAATGAGACAGCTCAATCAGAACTGAAAGAAACATACAAAGCAATTGTTGACTATGCCCAACTAAACAAGCTCACCCACATCTACCTTCCACTCTTCGGTGCAGGTGCGTATGGACATAAACCTCTTGATTCACTTGAAGCCTTCCTTGACGCTATGCGAAACCGGTCCCCACAGTCAACCACACAGTACACCCTCCTCCTCTCAGACCCTGTCAAACCCCTGGACAATCCATCATTCTCCTATGAATTCCTCAACCTGCTCGTAACAAACCTGAACATCAACAAACAATTCGCCCAACTAATTGTAAACAAGTACCACAACACATGTGCACTCCAATCAGCTATCCAAATGAACACAACAACAGACACCCACAATTTCCTCGCAACATTCATCTACCTGCTATACACAATGCCATACTCAATGAACACATTCAGACAAACACACACACCAGAAGAACCATTCACACCCGGAAAAATGGTAACAGTAGTGGATACAACAATTGCATTCCTCACAACCCTTGACATCCTCCCACCCTGTGGACAACCATGCGGATATCTACCACCATCAATCACCAAAGATGGGGAATACATCTGTGCCTGCCAGAAAACATCAAACTGGTCACTACCATTTCACTTTTATAATGCAAGATACAACAAAGTCTACCACACTGGACTCAACAACATCCTCACACACAAACACTCAGCATTCCACAAAAGCAGAAACGCAGCCCATTTCATCGCTAAAACAGGCCCATCCACAAGTTCATACCCTGTATACATGGCACCAGTCCCAGAAATTCTAGCCTACAATGCCTCATACAGAGACTCCTGCCAAGACAATGCCATTGAAGAACAATCAGACTCTCAAGCATCTCAATCACCATCATCACCAGTCACAATTCCAGTATCCCTGCCAACAGCATCCCCAGCATCATCAGTTAAATCAGCTTTAAGATCAGACATCCCAATCACAACAGACCAACAATCCACAACATCTGCATCAATCTCAACAGCAACAACAGCTTCAACAATCCCAACAGCACCACTCACATCATCAGACTCAAACACATCTGTAGTGACATCACTCTACGGAAACATGGAAGAATTAACATACCTCGACGCTTCTGGTACTTCCCAGGATTTCATCCTCAGTGAAACAACACCATTCATTGCCCACATCTACCACAATAATGAAGCAACATTCATACCACCAGGATACCAACTGTTAGACACAAACACCAATGACCCAATTGAAATGTACATCACACCACCCCGCCCAATCGACGGTTCTCCAATGATCTCACTTGCCTCAACAGCCTCAACAACACCAATGACATACCCCCTGCTCAGCATCAGGCTTACAACTGAAGAATTAACATCATTCTTCAAGACAAAGACAGACAAATTCCACCTCATCTCACACAAAAGCTGTCTCACAGTACACCTTTTCGACTCACCAACATTGAACTCCATTGCAGCAGACAGTACATCAGACGCCCATCTGTACCAACAACACCTCAAGGACCTTTACACATTCTCAGACTGCTGTAGTATGTACACAAGAACAGAAGTATACAACTGTATTGAAGCTGATACACCACTCATCAGACAATCAGAACAGACCAAATTTCACCCAATCAACCTAGATACCCTAATCGAAATGGTAGCAACCTTCCCACCAATCGTCAAAAGATACAGTCAAACCACAACACCTGACTTCACAAACCTTACGGTCTACTTTGTATCAAATGGCGATATCATCACCACACCAACAGGAAGCACCTCAGAACAACCTCCACAGTTAAAAATCTTTCTGGATTACCAAACAAGTTCCAAATTCACAACTCTAGTCGACCTCACACTCCACGAACAGACAGAAGCCAACACAATCATCACATACCACCATGGTGAACATCAACTCCTCAAACCAAACCCATCGGCCTTCTACATTGAATTTCAAACATACTCATCCTTCTTCTCAAGATTCCAAACATTCTCCACAAACTTCTTCTGGACACTGTTCATCAACTTCCTCATCAATGTCAGATTCTGTATCACAGCAGACTCAGCATATTTCCATTGGCAAGGTAAACCCATTGAAACTACAAACTTAAATATCGTTTACAGTATCGGCAGATTAGACTTCGTTCTCTCCAAACACACTACTCCCTGGCTCACAAAACCAACCGACACACTCAATCCACTCACACTCATCAAGAACACACTTGTACAACCTATCGCAATCAACTTCCACGGTAGAATTAGACCACTCCAATCAACAAACACCAGATTCGGAGCCACACATACACCCACGAAATTACCAGTACACCTTCTGAACACATCACTAAGAACACACTATCTCTCACTCCTGTCACTGTTCCAATGCACATTCAGCGTATTCCTGGCATACATCGCCCTCCTCTACAGCTTCTCAGGACACGGTATTTTCACAGTTGTAGCCTATTTCACCATGCTATTTGCAAGATACTACATCACATCATTCATCAACTTCTGCACATCACAACTCACAGCAACACAAGTCACACAATGGTTCGCAGCTATCAAGGCCAAGTACACAGGTATCTATGAGTCATCCCAAGATCGTGTCCTCACAGTTAATGTCACAGGAACAAATGTACCATACATTGTCAAATACTCCACCATTCTGACAGTCACTATGTACGTCGCATTCATGGCCTTTGTCTGGACTGTATCAACATACGCAGCCCAATACACAGCCGGAGAACGTTATGATAGACCACCTTATCAAACAGTGTTCCAAAAGACGCTCAATGTACTCGGTTTAACAGAAACAGTAACATACTACTATCCATATGCATCACTTAATGAAGCATGCGCAGCATCTACATCAATCCTCTGCCGTCTCGGATCCCCCTTCAACTTTCACTACCCTTCAGACTACACACAAGTAAGAACAGTGCAAACAGACACATCATCACCATTCTGGCTGTTTATCATCTTCATGCCACCCTCATTCCTCTTCATCGTCCTCCCATGGTTGATCCTCTGCACAATTACACCAACAGTGTCAATTGCCCAGCTCCTCGTACCATCCATCATCTTGAACGCAACCATCGTCTTCATCTACATCAGAAGAAAGTTCACAGGACATTGTTGTGGACCTCACACATGCATTAAACACGCTGATATCTCCAGATCCCTGCAATTCAGACCAACATCTCAAATCCAACACAGTCTCACATTTTGCGGAACCCTGTGTGCCAAACACAACTGGTATTGTAATAACTCTGATTCACCAACCCACACACTTGGTATTCAACTTGCCCAACTGATTGAAACAACATACAAGCTCCAACCAGGAACAATCAAACCAGACTCATCCTACACACACACAACAGAAACAGCAACACTCCCAATCATGAAAGTATCAACAACATCCACAGATTTCACAACATCAGAACCCAACACAACAGTAGAACATCTGCACCTTCAAGTCATTGCCCACGTAACAGGTACACGTATCTCAATTGAATCCTCATCCAACAAGGTACAACAACAGAACACACAACACACACGTCTCACCAACAAACCAGTTACAGGATTCATGCACACCACACTCCTTCAGAAACTCAAACGCCAACACAAAGATGAGTTATCCTCATACCTTTGCAATTTCGTTCCATCAGACAACAAGAAAGATTGTATCCTGCCCCACTCTGTAGTACACATGACACTCACTGAAAACCAACGTACATTCTTGCTCAAGAACTTCACATTCTCAACAAATGTCACAGTAGACCCCACAACAACAGGTTTCATTCCATCATCACTGAACATCAGCACACTCCCACACAAACATTTCATGATCAACGTAATTGAATCAGCCATGCTCGCCAAACTTCCCAAAGAAGTTCAAGACACCCTCCGCACCACACATTTGGAAACTACCACCCTGGAACGCCAAGCTATGTCACTCACAACACAAGCCATCCTCACAACATTTGCCCTTATCATGGCAACATTCGTAGTAGCATTCCTCGCCTTCTTCTCAACAGCTCAAGTCGGTAAAACACCATATGCAGGTCTCAACCCAACAATGGTCGGAAATGTCAACGCAGAACCATACATTCAACCTACAACCCTGGAAAACTCAATCCTCATCCCACTCCACGGAGCATCAAAGGTTTGCTGGCGAGCTCAAAACGGTACACTATTCTTTACAGATGCCATTCCAACAACAGAATGTGCACGTGCCGCAGTTCCATACATCGGATACAAATCAGAGTTCACACAAACATGTGCATCCTCCAACCTCAGATACCCATTCACAGTCTATCTTGGATCCATCAAAGTAATGTACCTTCGCGACGGAATTTCATACCTCACATCAACACTGTCACACAATTCCAACACCAAGAAACTCTGTGTACAAGTCGGTTCCAACGCCGTACGTTGTGCATCTGTCCTACCAACTGGTGCCTCATCCAATGTCGCAGCCCTGCTAATGGCCTCAGTCGTTGTCATCTCAATGGTCCTGTTCTATCTGTACTTGCTCCAAATCTTCAAGTTTTACACCAACAGCGTAATCATGTCATTTGTCATCCAACTCCTCACCCTTCTCGCAACAACAGTCTCAACACCACTCGCAGTAACAGTCCAACTCTTTGTCATCACATACGGTTACACCAACTGGATCCTCCTCACACTCTCACTCCTCAATCTAACAGTACTCCTATCAACACCAGTCGGAATCACCTTTGTAGTAATCTACGGCTTATACAAAGCATACACACTGTTCACATCATCAGGACAAGGCTGTGTATACAACGAAGGTGGCACCATCAGATTTTCAGGTTCATTCGAACAAGTAGCAAACTCAACATTCCCCTTGACCAATGCATCATGTGTCCAACTCCTCTCAGATCTCGGAATCACATACCAACAACTTAATGTCTACGCCTCATCAAGAGACCGTAATGTTAGACGTCTTGCGCAAGCCCTCCTCCACAGACAACTCGACTCAGCATCAGAATGCATTCTGTATGAAGGATGTTCCGGTAACACCATCACCAGACAAGCCCTCCAACGTATCAGACAAGCAGTCACAGTTGTTGTAACACCAGCATCGCAGAATCTGTGCAAGATCACATCTAACCAAGCCAATGGCATCGGTCTCTCATGTACAGGAACATTCTTCACATCAACAGAAATCATTACATGTGCTCATGGTATCGGAACATCAGATATCACCGCAGTCCACAAAGGCATCACATACGATTGTAAGGTCAAGTCCATTAACAATGACATCGCCATCCTCATCACAACCACAGTCAACCTCTCAGTACAAAACATCAAGCTAGACTCATCCTTCTCCCAGAAATCAGACAATTACCAAAGAAATTTCGTCCAATTCGTCTCATTCGTCGACCAACAAAACTCAGACGCAGTTACAATTAACAACACAGTTATGCTCCCATCAGGACATTTTTTCGCAATTGGCACAGAAGCAGGTGAATCCGGTTCTCCCTACACACTGAACGGTAACATCATCGGTATCCATTACGGTATTGACAATGCAGGAAGTTGGATGCTCGCCAGTAGACCTGACGGTTCATTTTACGTTCCAGCAACTCAACATGGTAACTCCGCTAAGGTAACATTCTCAACAGACGCTTTTGCCCAACAATTCCCTGCCATTGTCACCAACAAAACATCAGACCAACTTGTGAACGAGATCGCAGCAACTAACAACACTGCCTTTGAACTTGATACAACAGACGTATCCCATCTGTCTAACCTCCTGAAACACCTCAAGAACAACAATGAAACACCTAAATCACTCTCTGACTACCTCCCAGTAGCACCAGTAACACAGCAAACATCTGTCACAGTAGGACAAACACTCACATCACCAGTTAACAACATGCAAACAGCGTTATACACACTAATGCTTGTATCAGAAGTCATCACATACATCCTCACACCAAACTCAGACCTCTCAGTACTGATCTCCATGTTTGTCACATCCGCATTCCTCAAATTCGGCGCCTCAAAACTCTTCTACAACACAGAAATGCTCAGAAACACAATCACAACATTCGTAGTCTACAGATACACCACACTGCTCATCGCCCTCGTATTCTCACAATACTATCTGCACATACTATCATATGCCCTCAAACTGAACACATTAGTCTTAACAGTAATTGCACTCACATTCCTAGTCACACCACTAGTCCTTCTCACAATCAGAAGAGTCTACTACTACTCCCAGAACTACCTCATCTCATGCGTGTTCATCATCAGTTGTTTCGCATCACACACATACACACTCTACATCCTCACAGACACCACAGTTGATTTCCAAACATTCATCATCTCAGAACCAATCTTCTCAACCCTCCTATGCAACCTCTTCATCGGATTCACACTCATCTCTGTCGTCCCCAACCCACTGTATGTATGCGTCGTCTTCATGTACATCTTGCTCGACTGTGAAGCTCTCGGTTTCATTGTCACCTGTTTCATGGCTTCATATCTCTGCCCTAAACCCCTCAGATCCCTCACAACATTCCTCTGTACAGACACACTCGTACTCACAGCCCCAGCATACCTCCACTGGTATGGTGCCAAAGGAACACAAAGAGAATACTCTGTTATTTACGCAGTTTTCGACTCTATCCTCACACCTGAAACAACAATCCAAATTCCAGTTACCATCATGGAAGGCATTGAACAACAAGTCAAATTCATCTTCGCAGTCCCAAAGTCTGCTAACATCCAAGATGAAGAGGAAGCTTACGTCGAGTATAACCAAAACTCCGACATTAAGGACCTTGCCATCAAGAACGAAGAAAAAGTTTGCACAATTACAGGTATGTTTCGTAAAACACGTACAATTAAAGGCACCCTCATGGAATCTTTCTACCCAAGACACCAACCAGACAGTTACATCCTCAACCAAGTCGTTCGTCACAACTACGTCCTTGCCCATGACCCTGAAACAATCATTCTCACCACAGTCAACCCAACACACCTGGAATCAGAACCATTTCAAACAATTGTCAAAAAGGTCCGTAAACTCCACGCCCTGTACCAAGAAATCTCAGAACAATCCAGTGACGACACAGAATTGTGCCACGCTTACATCTTGGCCCTCATCAAATCAACAGTCCTTGAAGCACAAATGCCAACAGAAAAGATCAACTTCGTCTCATCACAAACAATGTTAAGTCCAGCCATGATCCTCATTTTCGCTGAAGCATACCAAATTCTCACAGAATCCCGCTCATTCACAAACCACATCACACCACAATCTGATATTGGCTCCATGCAAACAACACTCGCATCACTTGCAGAAATGGATACTGACGAAATGACACCACAAGAACGTAAAATCCACATCAAACGCATGAATGTTCTCAAGCAAGAAATTGCCAAAATGGAATCCGCTAGTCTCAAGCTAGAGAAATTCCTGGACAACATGCACAAAGCCGAAATCTCAAAGCGCGGCAAAGAAGACATTTTACTCAAAGTGTCCAACATGTTGCGTCTGCATCTTAACAAAGTTGCAAACGCTGCGCATTGTACGATTCAAACACCATCAGCAGGACTAATCACCCTCGCTTCCGCTTTTGATGTCCATTCACTTTGTGTCACACAACATTCTGAATCAGTCCTCATCCAAACACCAGATGATGATACATTTCTCGTCTATGTAGATGGCCAAATTTACACATGCTACAACCCAACAGATATAACAGGTAAGAAATTAGTCCCAATTAATGTAATGTCCCCAGATAACGTCCAGTTTCCAACATACCCAGTCGTATTCTCCCTCTCCAAACAAGATTATGCAGAAGAAATCACAGAACAGAACAACATCGGTTACACAGAACGCACACATAACTTCAAACTAAAAGAACTAGCCTCAGGCCTCGCAGTCACACTTGACGGGCTTGTAGTAGTAACAGAAACAAAAGAACTAGCCACAGCATTTAAAATTGGCCAACGGTATTTCAAATTCCTCAACACCAACAAAACACCTGTAGCACGCAACAACACACATGCAATTATCCAACTTCTCAGAAACAACATCTCACAACAAGCAGTTGTACGAATTGGTGGTTCCAGAGTGTCAAATGACCACATAGCCATCTCCCAAGTACCAGTCCAAACAATTGGTTACCTAACCTATGCAGGTATTTCTGTGTGCAGACAATGTGCCACCAAACAAGACCACACATGTCAGTATGCAGGATACTTTGTTCAAATTCCACGCGAACACGTTTCAAACATTTTCAACCTTACAGACACACCACCATGCCTACATAACAAGTTCACATGCACAACATGTCAACCATTGCAACAACAATCAAAAACACAGCAGCCGCCTTTAAACTGGTGGGGCAGTGTCTAGGATTGACGTTAGACACTGCTTTTTGCCCGTTTCAAACAGGTGAATACAAACCGTCATCAAGAGAATTCTACATCAACATTCTCAACAACAATGTAGCCAGTCTGCGCAAGGTTTTTAAGAAAAACACTGCATCAATTCCATCAGAAAACGGTACCATCATGCTCAAAGACACAGGAACAGCCCATGAAATCTATGTCGCCAAACAATTGCTAGCAAAAGGTCTCCCAGTCCTTCAACACGCCCGCTTCAACCACGATGGCACAGACTATCTAATCCGTTACTATACAACACCATATAGTCTAGGAGATTTAGTCTATGCCTACATGGTCGGAGACTTTAAACACATGCTTCTCGCACTTGACATCACAGACGAGACATGCCTTGACCCTGGCAACTACAGTTCATACTACAATTTCAAAGAACAGCTGCGTAACAAACTAGCATCAGTCATCCCCAATGTAAACAAGATCCTGGCCGCAGAGTTGCCTTTGGCAATTACACTTGACAACATCGATTTGAATGGATTCCTATACGATTTTGGAGACTACCCAACAAATGGAAAAGTAACCAACTATCATGTAGTGTCCTGTATGCGCCAAATTGCAACATTCTGCAGTCTAGACATCACACAGTTCCCCTCCCCACTCGGATACACAGTAGACAGACCAAAACTACAGCAAACCCTCATCACAGGTTCATACATTGACAAACTCCTTGCCATCAACGCCCTAGTAGCCTCCAATCCTGAAACACCAGCCACAGCATCCACGCTTTTCATAGAAGCATCTGCCCCAACAACACAAACAGCCGCAATCTCAAATCCAATCTTAGGTATGCATGTTCTTGACTGGGACCTCATAAAGGCCAATCACACAGGTGTAGAGTTAGACCTCATCCAAACACAAGACCCATCCATTTACGCAAAACCGGATGTTCTATCAGTAGGTGACACCATCTTCTACTACGGTAGGCGCAGGTATAAACATGACGCGTACAAAAGACCCTTCTACGACCTTGACTTGATCCAACGCATGAACAGTGCAGGATTGAATCTCAGTGAAACAACAGGTTACCATTACCAATGCGGCACAACAACAGAAGCCGTTGAAGACTTTATGTACTACAACTACAACTCACCAAAGTCCTTCGATCCATCATATCTGAAGTCAGTCTACACATACATGCGTGACAAGTTCATGAAAATCATCTCAACAGACGAAAAGCTCAACCATCAATCAGGTGCCCCCCGTATGTCCTCTATGGGTGTTGGCGTATCAGGTTTCTTTCAAAAAACAGTCTGGAATGCTCTACCAGAGGATTTCAGTCCACGTCTTCTTGATACGGCCTCAAAAACTGTAATGCCTTTCTCTACAAACATCGTAAAGAAGTTCCAAAGACAAAAGAAAACCCGCGTCCGCACACTAGGAGGTTCATCATTCATCACATCATCAATCTTCCGCATGCTCCACAAACCAGTCACCAACAAAATGGTCCAAACAGCCCAAGCAAACATCGGCCCCTTTCTAATTGGAATTTCAAAATTCAACCTCGGATTTCACAAATACCTCTCCGCTCACCATCCAAACGGAATAGAAGACTGTCAAGTTATGGGTGCCGATTACACAAAATGTGATCGTTCATTCCCTGTCGTGTGCCGTGCCCTCTCAGCTGCCCTGTTCTACGAACTTGGACATCTTGAACCCAACAACCACTGGTTTTTGAATGAAATGTTCGCATTTCTCCTCGATCCGTCATTCATCTCAGGACACATCTTCAACAAACCAGGCGGCACAACATCAGGTGATTCAACAACAGCCTTTTCTAACAGTTTCTACAACTATTTCGTCCATCTGTACATCCAGTACCTCACATTCCTCACAACAGAAATGCCCCCATCATACCAACCCCTCTGCAACCTTGCACATCAAGCATTCTCAACAGGTAACACAGAAACATATGACCTCTACTTCTCCATGGCCGACGATCTAAACTCAACAGAATATTTCCTCCACTTCTTATCTGACGATTCTTTCATCATCTCCAAACCAACAGCTTTCCCAATCTTCACACCAGCAAACTTCTCAATGAAACTACAAAACGTTCTTGGGTGCTACGTCGATCCAGCAAAATCATGGAGCGCAGATGGTGAAATTCACGAATTCTGTTCCTCACATATTTGCAAAATCAACGAAAAGTACCAGTACGTACCAGATCCCAACAACATGCTTGCAGGACTCATCTGCGCACCCGAACCAACACCTCAGGATAAACTCATCTGGAAACTTGTAGCAACATGTGCAGAATTAGCCGTCTTTCACTTTGTCAATCCCACGCTTTTCAACAACATCTTCCACCTGCTTCAATCCCTGCACGCAGAATTCGTCTCAGAACATTCAGTAAACCTCCTCCCACCTAAACTGCTGGAAATTGACTTCTACACAGACCTCATCGACTCAGAAGATGTTGAACAGTACAGTTTTCTCGCTGACACCCTCACCGAGAAAAACATCATTATGCAATCAGCCTCACAATGCTACTTCTGTGACAACGCCACAGTTAGTACTTGCAGCGACTGCACTGTCCAATATCCAATGTGCGCTCACTGTGCATATGAACATCTGATGTTGACTGACCACACACCAACACAAGTCCTTCCATGCCACGTATGCGATCAAACAGATCCTAGACACTTGAACCACACTTTTGTAATGGGTACAGTTAAAGTCGCATGTGACAATCATGTTGAAGGTATGGCCCTCCCACTCGTAGACCATGCACGCAAACTCGTCAAGATCCCCTTGTATCAAAAATGTGAACAGCAGAAAACATCTGTATCAGCCATCAAATACACCAAACTGTTTGATGAAAATGACCAACCATTAGACCCAAATTTCTTCTTCTACGACCATGAACAATCCGCTGAACACAACTACCTCAAAATCTTGAACGACTGCTATCTGCTCGATGAACACACAGTTCAAACATCAACAACATATGACTTCCAATGTCTTGAAGGTAACACCATTCAAGTATTCCACAAACCAGCAGAAACATTCGGAAACACAGCATACGCAGAAATTCTCGACAGCAAAGGTAGAGTAGTCCTCAAAGTAACACTAGACCCCATCTCAGCCCAGAATCCAAACCACTACTACATCACAACAACGAAAGGTGTACTTTACAGAAAGTATTCAAAGATCAGACGCACAATCCACAAACCACGGTTAGCTAACAGACACATTCTTAACACACTCAAGAAAGCAACATTCATCATAGGCCCACCAGGTACAGGTAAAACAACATACGTCATGAAAAACTTCATCGATACAGCATCCCCAGCCAACAAAGTAGCATACATTGCACCAACACATAAGCTAGTACAATCAATGGACCAAGCTATCTGGGACAAATACAACCACACCGTATCAGTCTCTGTAGTAAAATCTGAACTCAACAACAACAAGTACAACTACCCACTCAACTCAGCAACCAAAACAATCATGCTAGGAACACCAGGAGCCGTTTGCACACACGCAGGCTGCACGCTTATCTTTGATGAAGTCACACTATCACAACTTAACACCATTATTAATGCTATCTCAGTAGTAAAACCAAGTCAAGTCATCTTTCTCGGTGATCCACTCCAGTTAGGTCCAGTCACACACATGCGCAGTTTGTCATACTCATACACAAATTTCCCACTCTTCCAATTCTGTAATGACAGTCGGGTGCTTTCCATCTGCTACCGTTGTCCATCCAACATCTTCAATCTGTGGGTAAAACCATACACAGACTCAAATGTACGAATTGACCCCCATGCTGCCGGCGGTGACGCAAAAATCATCGTCTCAGATCAATGCTCAAACCCTGATGCATACCAATATGTCCAGAAACTTGCACGTAACAACCCAGACAAAGTTCTTCTTTGCAACTACAAGAAACCTATTATCGGTCTTGAAAACGCAGTGACAATTGATTCATCTCAAGGTAAGACATACAAACACACAATCGTCGTACTACTAGGCAACACCAATTTCACTCAAGTCATCAACAGAGCCATTGTTGCAATGTCCCGTTCAACACACTCCATTGAAGTCCATTGTTCCCCATTCATTCACACGAAATTTTCAGAACTATTTGGCTGGCCCCAGAACGTGGAAAAAGAAAACCAGATCACAAAACAACTACATGAATACTCAGTAACATCAAACATCACACTCCTACCGGTATCAGAACTCCCAAACCACCTTGGAAGTCTAGTAGTTTGCGATTTGGAATTCTTCCACGTCCGACATGAAACAACACCTAAAGTCAAATGCACACTTGAAGTTGGCGAAATGGCAATCATCACAACATCCCTTCTCAAGCAAATCATCATTCCACGTAAATCAGCATTCACAGCAGAAACACACCACAAACACACATTTGGTGTACCAAAAGGTAAACCAGATATGAATTGGGACTACATGAAATCACACAAGGCCATCTCACAGCAAATCAACACAGACAGAACACACAAAATCTTCTCACACATGGCAGCAACAACTCTTAATCGCGTTGTATACGTTCTCTACGGTGCAGGCAATGATCTCCGTGCTCTAACCAACCTTAACATCGTTGGCGATTACACTTGTGAAAAATGTACAAAAGAAGCAACCTTCTACACAATTCATCGTGAAATTGTACATACTTTTTGCAACCATCACGCCCCATCTCAATTTCCACTCATGGGAACAATCAACGCTCAAGCCATTGACATCCAACACGCATCAGCAAACAAACAATCACTCACAAACACACACGCCGAAGTTTGTAATCAACAACATGGGGATGCTCACACAGCATCTGCAGATACAATCATGACAGGTTGTCTTGCTTCCAATTTCCTCATGAAGTCAGCTATCAAACTCGACAACATACTCACAACATCAGCATTCAAACCATATGCACCATACATTCAAACAGGATCACATCTCACAGTCAGCAGCATCAAATTCCGTACACTAGGTACAGGCGTTTTCTCCATGATCGACGACAAGCTCTACCATTTTGACATCCTCCCACATCATTCCAAGCTATCACATTTCTTGCAACATTCATCTAACCAACCACACTCAACAATAGTTACAGAAATCCCAGCCGGTTACCCATCCTGTGTCAAAATCAAAGGCAAGGGTTGCACATTCTGCGCTAACACCATCGCAGTAATCACTGAACTCTACGAAGATCTAGCAAAACTAGGACTCACACTCTCACGCCCAATCATCCAACAAGCATACACACAAGTAGAAACACAAATCCTACAGAACATCACAAATGTATCCTACAACCAATTCGGCGAAATGCTCATTCAACTCAAAGATGACACAGTTATCCCATTCATCAACGACTTCCAAACATCAATCCACAACTATAGTCTCAGAAGTAATCAACCTCTCCCCAACCCAGCTATCTTCAAGAATTTAGGTATCAAAGCCACACTTGGCTTTTCAACACCATGGGTGCCAGTTACAACAACCACAACTGAACCACACATCATGAGTACCAAAATTCTCAAAGATAATAATGACTACTACCATCTGTCACCTGTCCAACTCAAAGCTTCACCACACGCATTTAGTTCAATCACAGCAGGCTATTACATCTACACCACACCAATGATCAACATTCCAAATGAGACACCAGCATACTACCTTACACATTTCGTACATGGTCAATCAACACCCTTAGATCTAGGATACACATCCACCAACCGTCTCACCACAAAACAATTCATCTACACACCAAATGAAGACGAATACAAATCTAAACTAGGACATCACGTCTCAGTTGGTGACACATCAAACGTATCTTGGACAATTGGTGGTATGCACGTACTCACAGCGTTCCAGAACATCACAAACTACCAACTGGTGTCAGGTCCAGCAAATCCAATCATGCGTATCAATGTAGCCCTTGAAAGAGGCAACAAAGTAGAAACAACAGCTCTTGACACAACTCTTCAAGACTATTACAAGATTGCAACAACCAACAAAGTCACAGTCAGTAAAACCACCTTCTTCACACTCGATGGTGGACAATACCGCATGATGAATTTCGCTAACCCTGACGGAACCATTCAAACATCATATCCAGTCGCACAAGCACAATCACAGCTCATCACAAACTACAGAATCTACCCATCATACATCACATGGCCAACATTCTTCACAAATGAAGCAACAGACTGCTGGGCAATTCCAAATTACAATGCACCACCAAAGAACCAAACATGTAACATCAACATCCAAAAATACGATCAGATGTGCGATCTCTTTGCCATTGACTTGAAAATTCCAGTTAAAGGACACATTCACCATCTAGGTAATGCCGGTAACAAATACTCTCCAGGAGATGTTGTGCTCAGACAATACTTTGATCAAGCTCATTTAACATCATATGATCTTCGTGAAGTTGTTTCAGACATCCCTGTCCTTCACCCAAATGACGAATGGAAAGCACATTTCATCCTATCTGACGTATATGCCCCTGACACTGATTTCACAAGCCTTGCTCTGGAATATATGCAGAATCATCTGCGCCTCGGCGGCAGTATAATGTGGAAAATGACTGAAACATCAATCCTCCAAGTAAACGAAATAGTAAAGTACTTCGGTTCTTGGAAAGCAGTAACATTTGCTGTCAACTATTCCTCCTCCGAAACCTTCCTCTTCTGCGCAGGATATACCGGTGTTGAATACAACACATCAATCGTTCAAAACGGTTACATGTCACTACTTGGTGGATACAGAAAAGACCTCCTTTTCGTTCCATTCTGTAATGACTACACTGGTAGTAAAGCCTACAAAGATACAGGTAGAGTGAAAGTTGTCGCTAACCACCTAGCAGACAAGTTGACACCAGCACATTATGCGACAGCCTCCATATTCCTCAACACAGCACTACACTAAAATGTGGCTAATCACCATTCTTGCCACAATCTCCTGCGTCACAGCGCAACTCTCACAAACCAACCCAGATTGTCCAATTCCAACATGCACAATCCTCCCACCACCAAAAACCACACTGGACAACACAAAATTTCGTGTTGTCTACACAAAGGACCAAGAAGCCCTTATTTATGCAACAAACTTCACCAGTCCATTTAACAATGCACAATACCCACTGCCCACATTAGGTAATCATCTAAATAGGTCGTACACACTCAACTATGACAAAGTCTTCCTTAACATCGCTGACTCACCAGATATGTTAAACTTGAAAACAAGCTGGACTGTTGTTAATAATTCCAACCTTTGTCCTTTGTCTCCATCTGTGTACAGGTCAACTTCACCATTACAAACGTTAACAACAGCCGAACAATACTGCTTCATGACAACTGCAACTCTAACATCAGCCTTTCTGTATGATTATACAGCCATGAAACCAGTCGGTTACATCAGAGCGCGTGCTGAAGAAACTATTAGCTTCTTTAGTATCATGAAAACCAATATGGTGAACAGACCTACTAGTCCATCCCTTTCACAAGCACACACACACACACTAGCAGCCATGCGAACAACAGCAACAGGCATACAAGCCCAAACATTTAAACCACAAACAGGATTCTTCATCGTTCTAGACGCTTCAAGAGCACGTGCAGTTACAAATCCTCTTGACACCGCCATCCAACCTAAATTCTCACCATCATTCATTAAGGAAGTCACATTCGACCACATCTTTCAAACTACAATCAATGAAACTGCACGCAGTGTAACCAGAGAAACAACAACTGGATACATCATGAATGCCGCTAAAACTGGTGCATTGTACAAAGCTTCACCTGCATACTACCTTTTTCTCATCTCATCAGACTGCCGCTTACAACAAGCCTTATCGGTGCCCTACGATTTTAGTTTGGGCCGCTTTTGCCCTGCTTCAATGTCTTGCTGTTTAAATAAAGGTTATGAACAGTACTATGTAAATACTTGGCTCTTCCACTACTACAACCTCAAACGCTTAAATGTACTAAACCTAGAATCATCACCTGTATCTGACCACTTTATACAACTACACCGCACATTCAACACAGAACATTCCATGCACTGCGACGGCTCACCATACGCATCAGACACAACATACAACATCGCCCTTCTACGTGACACAGTTCAATTTCTCAATGGCACCAAAACAACAACACCACTCGCAAATGAAATCCCACAACTCACAGACAGTCTTGGATACCTAAAATACCAACCAGACATGGTTGATGCATCTGACCATCAAAACTATATGGCCTATGTGACCTACCTAATGGCAATCTTCTACCCAACATTCACAGAAGCACAGAAATTTGAGTTCCACAATCTACTTCAATCTGTTTGCTATTTTGACAAAGGCTCAATTTCAAGAAATCAAGCCTACCATTCCATCTGCCATATCATCAGTTTCCAGACAACAGCTTCTGTACCATACCCCATTGAACTACAAATCCCATTTACAACAGAACCAACTAGCGGTTATAACGCATATCTAGTAAAAACACCAATTGGATCAGTTGCTATCGGAAATCAAAATCCTTTCGACGGCGAAGGTGTATGTTTTCTCACCACATGTATCTACCATCCAACCAAAAAGATCAACCAAAAGCTTACAATTCCACCTGTAAGATGGCAAGTTGTTCCAGAAGGTATTGCAGTTGTTACAGGTATTCCACCTAACTGTCTCGGTTATGAAACCTACACACAAGGATCCTCATTTTTTACAATTTACAATGACTCTAAACCATGTCAACCACAAACAATGCAAATTGCCCAAGCTCGCTCAGTCATTACAACAGTCTACAGCGCAGCACAGAAAAGTGATATTTTTGTACAACCATATGGTAAATCTTCATGGGTTAACGGTTCATACCAATTCGACCAATTTGTAGGTGGTGCTCTTAATCTCCGCACGCTTACATTCACAATGCGTAAGCCAACACAACTATATGTGCTTGACCCCATCGAAGGTACATATATCATTCCAGATTACCAAACCAAGTTTCCACTCCTCACATCAGGTACACAGACTTACTACTACGACCCAGACCAAACTGTCACAAACACAACAGAAGTCTCGAAAGTTACGATTGACTTTTCAATTCGAACCATGATCACATTAGACCCACTTGTCTTTAACTGTGAAGAATTCATCTGTGACAAAGATCCAACATGCCGTACACAATTCTCAAGCTACTGTCAGACAACACAACCTATTCTGGCAGCCCTCAAAGATGCATTTGAAAAGTACAACCGCTCCATTGCAGACTACACATCAACAATTCGCGCACTCACGAACACCACACAAGACCTCTTCGCATCAGCAACACCAGTAAGATACCGCCGTGGCGTTGAAGTTCCATTGGGTTACGGACATGATTTAGAACAACCCTCCTGGGTATATGATCTTGGTGGAACCGCCATAGTTCCTTGGATCGGTACAGCTGTAGCAGTTGGCAAACTTGCCAATCGTGTCGCATCTATTGAAGCCACACTATACCAGATCACTCAAGGCGTCAAGCAGTCAATTCAATCCACCAATGACAAGTTTGACAAAATCACAAACATTCTGCATACTCACTTACGTCCAGTAACAGAAGGTTTAGTCCGTACTAATGAGCAACTCAATGCATTCTCCAAACAAGTAAGAGATCAGTTCACAATGATTAACACCGTAACAACTGAACTCAGCGCATACGTAGACCAACTCCAACAAGTCTTTACCGTAGGTGCCTTTTACCAAAATCAGATCCTGCAAGTAATTTCACAACTCAACAGCTTGCAAGTATATGTAGATACCCTAACATCCAGTTTCACAGACTGCATTTCAGATTTAAACCAGAAAATCCTATCCCCAGCATGCATCACAACACATCAGCTTCTCCAAATCAACAAACCGTCTGATAACCTAGGACTCAAGAACGTACTCACCCATTACATCAACGGTTCAGCAGCAACATTCTATCATCTCACATCTACCAAAGGAGTTTACAAACCACTTCCCAAACTTTTTAACAACACCCATTTCCTTGCACCAACAACAGCTTACAACCCTGTGACAGGAACATGCTTCTTCTGCGGCAGCAATGCCTGCGATAAATCAGTAACAGTGGACTGTGATTACCAACCACAACCATTGCAGTCTACTATTCTCGCTGTTTATCCAACACCAACAGGTCTTGATTTACTTACAATAACATCAAACAAAACCTTCGAGATCAAGCATGGCTCAACAGTAGTCACTTCCGTCGCAATCCCGCCACCACCAATACTCTCCAGTACAATAAATATTAACGTCACATTCCAACAACAACTCCTCCAACTACAAGAACAAGTTGATCAGTTAAATCTACAGACAAATTACACCACAACAGAAATTCAATCCATTATTGACAAATACAATGTTGAAATTCAAAACGCTCTCAATCAAATTGTCGACTTCGGGCCAGGAACACCATCTCTTGCCTTGTGGAAAGTAATCTTAATCCTCATAGCAGTTGTCGTTGTAATTGTTATCATTGCAACAACAATCTTCTGTTCCGTTAGAAAGAACCAGTCTGAACTTCCACTTCAGGTACTGTCTCGCCTTCGCTAATCAACCACACAGCACTACACCCAAAAATGAGCGCTAACCAATCACAATCAATCTCCGGAGCCCTCTCCCAACTCACCTCATCCAATTCCTTCTACGGAGGAAATGTCGACATTCTGTCCAGTCTACTTCAGTTTAACCTGATGTGGGCCTCAGTATTTCTACTGGCAATCCATTTGCTGGTGAATACTCTGGTCTACTACATTCCATTCGTTGGTAGATTACCAATGGTCGGAACCATTAACAATCTGATCTGGTTTGTCGCCACTCTCCTCCTGATTATCCTCGTCTACGTTGCCAGCGACAATATTATTGTCAAAGCATTCGGAGGCATCCTCGTCCTACTACTCCTCCTCTCAGTCATCATCCTGCTATACAAGAGTACTATGTTCTTCATCACCTTATACTATCATCAATCCTTCATGGTTGCTGCTAGAGGTCCAACAGTCCTTTCTGTCAATGGTAGCCATTACAGTCTGGACTTCATCCCATCTGCCGTCATAATTACAACACGCCAAGGTAAGTGTTTCTATAACGGACACGACCTGGGCTCATGCTCGGCAGACTCCTGTTCAGTCATTCTTTTCTCCGGCCGTTACCGGTCAGAGTTTGAGGTCCATAGGAACTCACCCAAGAAACTGACAGTGGATGTATGCGGTTACACAACATTACTAACCGTCTACACGCCAAAAGCATCAAAGACTGACGTCTAACAACACTACAGCCAAAAATGAGCGGAATGTACCCACAACCCCTCATGATGATGCCACAACAACAACGCCGACCTCGCAAACCACGCACCAAGTCTGCACCTAAACCACCAACAACTTCCAAAATGTCTGAAAAAACAAAGAAAGAAGTCACCAAATCTACCATGTCAACGGAAAAACAAATTCCAATGCCCACCATTCCAGCCGCCTCCAAAGGGTCTCTTAAAGACCTGGATGTGCGTAATAATTTAAACCAGCAGGAATTAAATGGTATCTACTATGACACAGTCAACAACTTGAATGCTTGTCATGGCAGAATGATCTTCCAACCCACTGGTGGAAGTCTTACAGAAGGCACATTAACAGTTACCATCAAACTGCGCGTCAAATCTGACCAATGCCTCAAAATGTGTTCAGCCTTCCACAAGAGAAACACCAATCTTGAAACTCCACTCAGTGCAGTAGACATCTCCAAAGAATCAGAGAAAAGTCTTGGAAAGGATTAACTAACACACACCCATACACTTCTACTTAATCAATAGTTTTTCTGTGTATTAGGCCTTATGCCTCTAATCTAATCAGTATTACCCCTTAAGGGTTTGCTAATTATATAATCTTTTATTAAAATTACATTAACCATTATTATTAATCTATTAATCATTAACAATTTCGCGTGTATGTCGTTTCTAATAAACAATTCTATAATGACTATCCATGTATGATATAAAATTACCAAAAAAAAAAAAAAAAAAAAAAAAAAAAAAAA